CGCCAGATGAATACTTTTCCTTTCACGGCGGAACAAATGGATTAAACGGCGCTATTGTTTTTGGCGGAATCACTTATCAGCCAGTGCCAGTTGAAATCGAATCAGTCGAACAAAACAGCCTCAACAGGATTTCGAGGCCAAAAATTCGCATCTCCAATGTCGGCAACAGTATTTCTCGCCTACTCAAAAGAAAAAACGATTTCAAAAACGGTCGAATCGTTCGCATCAAGACATTCCTCAAATTTATTGACGATGTAAACTTCGATAACGGCCAAAATCCTTATGGGCTTCCAGACCCAAACGCCGAAATTTCACGCGAAACATTCATCATCAACCAAAAGACGGCGGAAAACAAGCAACTTGTTGAATTTGAACTCACCTACCCGTTTGATCTAGAAGCTTTTGATACTCCAGGTCGAATTATTTTAGGTCGTCATTGTCCATTCCAATACAGGGGAAAATGCTGTAATTATTTTGGACCACCAGTTTGCAAGGGCGATGATTCTAATTTTTCTACCGCGCCAAATGACTATGACCCATTTTCTTCGGAAAATCTTTGGACGGAAGGTGAAATCGTTGAGGCGGGCGATGTTCGTCATACGGAAAACGCTAAAGACCCGCCTCGCACGGTTTATGTTTGTAAAACTAATCATACAACGTCCTCTCTCAATCATCCAGCGACATTAAACGGCTCGAATTATTGGGAAAAGGACGACTGCTCTCGAAAATTTCTTGGGTGCCAAAAAAGGTTTGTATTAGATACGCTCAACCCATCTTACTTAGGGTATCTTCCGTTTGGAGGCTTTCCCGCAACTGATAAATATCCTTATGGTTGAAGGTTCTCTCAAAGATTGTTATAAATTCCTACGCGAGGAGTCTATTTCCAACCGCGCAAGAGAGATTTGTGGCTTGCTGGGCTACAACGGCAAACGCTATATTGCCCAACTCTTGCCAAACAGGTCGCCAAAGCCTAATGAGTATTTTATTATTAATCCCTTGGACTTTTTGTTGTTCAAGAGAAAATACACTGTCTTGGCGGTTTTTCACAGTCATTTGTCCGAAGATTGCTCTGCAACCGAATTTGACAAAGCTCATGCAAAAAATTGCTGTTTACCATTCCTGATTTACTCCATTCCAGAGAAGAAGTTTGGAGTTTTTGTTCCGTCGAATAGCGAGGTCAACGAAAAATTCCTTAAAAAAATGGAGGCAGCAAATGACTGATATTTATCTCCACGGACAAATCGCTCAAGAATTTGGGCCGCACTTTAGAATGGCTATTGGTCGCGCCAAAGATGCCGTAGAGGCTATTGACTGCGTTAGAGAAGGGTTTGAATCCACACTTAAACAACTCGCCCAAAAGGGGCTGTATTATTCAGTTATCGCCGATGGAAAAGTTCTAACGAATGTCGAAGAATTTAATGGCAAAAGTAAAATCGAACGAATTGACATTGTTCCAACTATTGCGGGCGCTGGTATTGCAGCATTGGCCGTTGGTGCCGTAGCTGTAGCTGGTGCTTTTGCAGTTGGAACATCGACTTTAATTGGCGGCGTTCTTTTGGCGGTTGGTCTTTCAGCGTTGAGTTTTGGATTGCAATCTTTGTTGATAAAACCTCCAAAACCAAATGCCATTTCCCAAGCAAATGCTCAAGCAACGGCAACAAGTAAATCATTCTTGTTTTCCAGTCGTGAAAACTTAACACTCCAAGGTAATCCAATCCCACTCGGATACGGTCGCCTAAGAATTGGTTCTAGTGTTGTTCAACAAACGTTCAAGTCTTATCCAAATAGTACAACTACTTTTGATGAATTTGTGTCTCAATCTACTCAGCAGGGCGAGGGTCAAATGTCGGTGATTCAAAATCAAAACCAATGAACCACTATTTACTCAAACAACAAATAGCTGGTGCTGGTCGAAAATCTCCAACACCGCCCGCTCCTCCGCCAGCGGAACTACAGCCTCCTCAACTTGGAAAGCTTCAAGCCCTTGCCTCATATTCTTACGCCGAAACAATTGATTTAGTTTCTGATGGGCCTATCGAGGGCGTTGTAAATCAAAATGGCCAATACGTTCAGGGTCATAGGGTATTTGAAGGCATTTACTTCGACAACACGGCGGTTAAAAAATCTGTTGATGTAACCTACACTGGTAGTAGTGCGATTTCCTTGGCGACATATTCTGGCGTGACTGGAACGGCGGATGAAATTTACAATCTTTGGTTTAACAGCGGGCAGTTTGTGGAAACTGGATTTAATCAAGTTTTGGCGTTCACTGTTACTGGCGCAAATACAGGGCTTCTTTCTATCCCATCGAGCGCATATTCGCATGACAAGTATATTCGCAACATGTCGTATTTTGCGGACAATACTAACGTCAACGACCCATATACGGCCCTAACCATTCAAGATGTTACTCATGTCGGGAATTCTGGCAATTTGTTTAATTGTCCCGATCCTTGGGTTTACGAAAAACGCGGCGAAATAACTTGGACACGCGACAACATTGCCAAGTCAATTTATCGCGCCGTTGATGAGATTACCTTGGTCGCCAATAATAATTCAAGCTATGTTTCTGGCGCTGCTGAAACGGCCAAGCAAAAACTTTTGCGCTATAATTTTGCGAGTTGGAACGATTTACGCGATTCTCTTTTGCCAGCTTATCCGTCTAAAGATTTTGTAGATTATCCAATCTTTGCGGTCAAGTTTTACTTAGGCTCTCTGTATAGCGAAAATATCACATCTGAGTGTGGCAACACAATCCGAACTTTTGAATCGAATGACAAAGCTGTAACGGTCGCTAGTGATTTTGAAATTGACGACGTAACATCAACTATTTTACGCGACGATATTGCCAATCAAGTTTTTCAAAAGTTGGAAATCAGCGAACTTCAAACGGCCAAAAAATATCGCCCGCTATCATATATTGATCTTACTTACGCGCACAAAACAAGTCCGACAACAGTTTCCATCGGCGGATCGGTTATTGTATTTGGCTTCCAGAAAAACGGCAAGCCAACACAAGAATCAGTTCAAGCGATTAAAGACTTTATCAAGTCGTTTAGCGTAATTCGCTATGACAACGAAAAATACAACTACAACAACGTATTAGCCGAAATCAGGAACGGCGAAGAACTACAAAAACCGCTAAGTTATTTCGACAAAGTATATGTTGACAAAACCTATGGAACTAAACTCATTGGCCCATTTGATATTTCTAACAATGTTTTTCGCGTGTCTAATTTTGATGATGACACTGGATACCAACTACAAGGCATTATTGAAAATCCGTTGGGCGCGACAATTGAATCAGAGGGTTCTACTGACATTCGCCAATCCAAAAATTACTCGTCTTATGTCGGCAATTCACGCTCTACTTATGTAGAGGAGGCCGTCCCAATTACACACGTCATTGACAATCCTAGTGTCGATCAAGTTTTCATTACTATTGGAGTTAGGGCGTTGAGTGATACAGTAAGCGTAGATTCCAAGCTTCAAGGAATTGGATCGGTTCAAGCTGGTTCTAAAATTCCAACAGCGGTCAGGTTCAAAATTGAAATTGGCACTCAGGATTCAAATGGCCAAGAAGATGCAAGTGAAATCGAAACCCGCATTTATCAAATCGTAGGAACAGCAGATTCGGCGGCGCTAATTGACATTGGCCGATCTGAAAACTCCAACCTTACTACCGAATATAAATTCCTTGCTGGTTCTCGCGGAAGTGAGGAAATCAACGCATCAACACCGATTATTTTGCCAGCAGCAGAAGCGGGCAAGAAAAGGTTTATCCGCGTGGAAAGAACAACGTTTGAAACTTCCTCTGTTCTTATTCGCCGCGAAATTTCTCTTGAAAAAGTCACCGAAATCATTAGTGCAAAATTATCTTACCCATGCTCTGCTATTGTTGGAACAAAGGTTGATTCGAGAACGCTTTCAGAAATTCCGCCGCGCTCATTTGATTTGCGCCTCAAAAGGGTTTTAGTTCCAAGTAACTATTATCCCTTGCTTCCAAACGGCAAAGACAAGCGCCGATATAAAACTGCCGCAGATTTTTCTAACGCCGAAGATTTGCAAGTTTACAAGGGTGATTGGGATGGCACGTTCAAAATTGCATGGACAGACAATCCTTCATGGATTTTGTTCGACTTATTGGTGAATCAATCCTATGGGCTTGGTAACTTTGTCGAGCCTTATCAAGTCAACATTTGGGAGCTTTACAAGATTGGTCGATTCTGTGACGCCGTAAATAAGAATGGCGTTTTTGAAGGCGTGGCAAATACCACTGGGGGAAGAGAACCGAGATACAGCTTCAATGCTATTTTGGCCGACAAAATTGATATTTTTGAAACAATTACTGAACTAGCAAAAGCTTTTCGCGGGACTATTTTCTATTCAAATTCGGAGATTAACTTTACTGACGACAGAGTTAAATTGCCCGTATGTTATTTCTCCAACGCCAACGTCAAAGACGGTAATTTCTCCTATATCGGATCAAGGCGCGACCAAGAATACAACGTAGTTGAAATTTCTTACCTAGATGAAAATGACGACTTCAAGCCCAAAGTCGAGTATGTAGAAAATTCTGACGATATTCTCAAGCGCGGCGTTTTAAGAACAAGTTTGGATTCTTTTGGCGTCACATCTCAGGCTTTGGCAAAACGTATCGGCGAACATATCCTTTATTCAACAACCAATGAAAATGAGTCAGTCGAATTTGTAGCTGGACTAGAAGCCCTATTTTGTAAACCTGGGTGCCTCATCGAAGTCAGCGACGAATTGAAAACCCTACAAGAAAATTTTGGCCGCATTGTTGATGTTGACCATGAAAAGTACATTCTGACTCTGGATGGACAATACGACGAAACAAATTTCCTGCCCGAAATCAGCATTTACACACCTTCTGGCCACAATTCATTTGCTCAAAACTTAGACAAGGCTCGAAACGGCGGAATAACCTATTCAGACCTTTACAAGACGGACGTTCCACAAGTTTCAAGATTCGCCGTAACTGGAAGCGATTCGCTTGACTATGGTTCGAGAGTTTATATTTCGCCCGCATCAACTGGCATAGAATACTTTGACCGCACACAAGTTGGAACTCCTTATGCTTTTACGGTGTCTGGAATTGAGTCAGAAATTTACAAAGTAGTTTCTATCAAAGAAGGAATTGTTCCAAACGAATACTCTATTTCGGCGATTAAATTCAACACTGGAAAGTTCGCCCAAATTGAAAGCGGAAATAATCTTGATGATTTTTATTCGCAATTTAGTTTTGTTTCGCCACCAAGCGACAACACAATTACTCAAACTCTTTACCAACTTGACGCGCCGACTATCACCGATTTCCAGACAGGAAACTTTGATCTTCAAGGAGACGCGCTAGATATTTCAGGAGCATGGTCAACAGTATCGAATGCAACATCTTATTCGGTGTCTCTTGTCAGGCCAAATGGTTTGAGAAGTAACATTGAAACCTCTAACACGAATTATGTTTTTGCCGACGAAACTCAGGCTGGCTTTTATCGACTATTAGTAACGGCGCGAAATCAAGAATCTAGTCTAATTTCTCAAACCTCATCAACTGGCCAAACGATTGTCAATACGGATTCGTTCATAACCCCCTACTGGAGAACAATTAGCATAGCGTGATTTATTCTTTTCAACAGTCGTTTAATTCTGCAACTCCGCCAGCTATCGGCAGCGGCAGCGGAATTTCTTTGAATAAGGATGCCAGAATCAACTTACTCGCCGTCGATAAATTCGGCGAAGATGTTGTTTCTCGCGGACAATTTACCAATCTGCATTATAATGTCGATGTAAGAAGTATCAACGGCACAGCCATTGAATCCGATTACGAAACTGGGCTACGCGACACATCTTACACATTTTCATTTGATAAAAATACTGGAGTTTTCGCTGCCGAAACTGGTTTCAGAAGTTATCAACTAGCCTTTGAGTTGGTCGATACATCGCAAGGAACTCTTAGCACTGGCGTATTTGCCATCTACCACAATCGCGCTGAAATTTCAGCAATCAATTCGGTTACGGACGGGACCGATCAAACTCTTACTGGCCGCATCGAAATCAACTTGTCAATGAGCGGCAAGAATTATTACAACCTTAGTAAGTTTGATATTTATTCGGGCGACAATTCTTCTTTCGGAATTGTGACTGGAACGGGCGGAAATCTTCTCAAAAGTCAGACAATTTTTTCGCAATCTCCAAACTATACGTTGACGATCAATGAAGGCGAACAGCCAAACGATGGCTCGTATCATTACTATAAAATTATTCCCTATGACGTGTTTGGCAGTGGCGTTCCACACACTGCTCCTACAAGCGGTCTAATGTATCAAGTTGATACTCCAGCGTTTTCTGTTAATACCATTACTGGTTCGCAAGTTGTCTTGTTGAATAATGGAATGTATTCCGTGCAAGGAATTTCTTCAGGCGTTATGTCTGGAATTTGGACGAAGCTTGATATTGTGCCAAATATCTCTGGCAACATTTCATCACTTGGATACTACAACACTGTCGCAGAAGGAGACTTTGTTCAAAACGAAACATACTTGTTCAAGACTCTTAAATATACTGTCCAAACAACTGATGCGTCTGGGAATGTTTCCTCTAGGGAAATTTTGGTAACGGATAATACTACTTCGGACGGCTCGGTAACAAACACTGGAATTGTGTTTTCTGAATATGCGGCGAGTGATAGAAACGAATCGGCGCTATTCACAATCTATAGTTCTGGTGTTGGAACTGGCAGTTTAGAAGATTATCAAAGTGGTTCTGGATATATTTACTTGTATGGGCGCTCATTAAATGCGCCGTCAACCTTCAAACTTTACAAAACATGGCTGTAGTAGGACAACCGACATTTTACATCAAAGGTCCAGTTGAAATTACTGGCAACCTTTTATCGCACTCAAATGGAAACATTGGCTCTGAGTCTCAAAAATGGGCCAACGGATTTTTTAGCGCCACAGTTACGGGCAATAATTCTGAATTCCAATCCTACGCTGGGGAGACAGGATATATCAATCAATTGTCGGTTGAAAACTTTTATCCAGTTGGCGAACCCAATCTTGGGCATGAAAATCAAAGGTGGAACAACCTCTATCTAACGGGCGATATTTTTGCCGACGAAATAGAGTGTCAGACTATTACTGGCAATTCTGCATTTTTTAGCGGGTTACAACTTTCGCACATTTTTATTCCGCCGAAATTGACGTTCGAACAACGCACTGGAATTTGGAGCGGAGTTTTAACGCCAGAAGCAACGCCCTATGACGGCCTTGTGGTTTATCAAATGACTAGCGGCCAACAGCTTATGGTTGTCCAGTCTGGAGTTTGGAAAACATTTTCGTTAGTCTAACGGACTAGATTCTCCCATCAAAACGCTAAGATTCTTTAGGAATTCAGACTTTTTGCTTTCGGGTTTTTCGGCGTAAATTTTTTTCATTCGCCGATAAACGGTTTTTGAAATTGGTCCTTGTTCGGGCTTCATGATGCGGCGAAGTTTTTTGGCGGATTTTCCATTCATATTACTATAGTAACACAAATACGCCGTTACGCCAAACTTTTAGTTGGCGAACTATTTGTTGTCTTTTGCTACAAACTACCAATAAACGCTTCCCCATCTTTTGTCAAGCCTAATTTCCGATAAAGTTTCTTTAGGCGTGTGGATTTTGGATAGTTTTCCACGATTCCCATAATGAAGTGACTGTAGCCGTTCTCTTTGAACCATTTTAGTGCCGTTCGTAAAATAGTCAGGCCGACTTTTGGGTTTTTGGACAGCCAAAGAACATCGGTCGCAATTTTTTTGTCAAACAGTGGATGATCGAATGTTGAGAAAATGCAAACTGCATCAACTCCGCCAACTTCTTCGTTGGCCCAAACGTGCCATTGCCAAGTGAGGAGGTTTTTGTCGGCAAATTCGGCGAGTCTTTTCTTGCTGACGGGCAAAACGTGACCCAAATTATTCTCAATTTCGCCGCGAAAAAGTTTTTCTATGTCGTTGAGGGCGAGGAGGTAGGTTTTGGGGTCGGTTAGTTTTTTAATCATCCTTTTTATCGCCAAGCGGAAACTCAAGACAAATACTCATTTCTCCCGCGTCCGTTGCATTGTTTTCCCACCATTTCATTTCCATTTCGGCTTGTTCTTTGGTTGGGTATTTATTTTTACTTTCCCATCGGGTTCCATTTGAACGTCGTCCGCGAACAAACCACAAAACTTTTGGTTGCTTTAGCGCGGAAAAGTCTGAATGGATTTCGGGCATAATCTTTATAACGCTCCGTTGCGCCAAACTTTTTAAGTTGGCGAACTAATTGTTCGGCTCACAATGACGGCACGGAACATGACGCCCGCACGTAGGGCAGTAGTTACGGATCATTTCCATGGCTTCGGCGTTGGTGAGTCTGATTGGTTTCTCGACGGATTTTCCACGGTTGGCGCACCACTTCGGCCCTTGGCACCAGTCCCCGTCATAGAGCGCCCAGAAGCATATCGGGCAGCGCGTCCCGCGATACTCGGAAGCCGAACAAGTCGCTCCATGGAACGCCGAGGAGCGTTCTTCTTGAAGCGGAGATTTAGGGTCGGCGTCCATGACCTTATGCGTTTATTTACTCTTTTTAGCCCGCCCGTCTTCAATCATTTTTTGAATTTCTTCGACCTTCATCTTTTTAAGGATTTTTTGGATGGCACGGCTTTCTTCCGCTGGAACGTCATTAAAGGACAGCCAATTTTTGATTTCAGCATGCTTGTAAACGTCCTGAGTGTAAGCGCCGCGAAGAAAATCAACCATTGACGGCCAATCTTCAATACCATTTCGCGCCGCAAAGTTTTTGAACGCCGAAGCGGCGGATGGTTTTGTTAGGACTTCTTGGGTATCAACCTCAATGGCCTTGTTTTTAGACTTGTCGATTTCATCCGCGCCGACAATGTGAATGTTGAGGAAATTCCGAACGGCACGAACAAATGCGCGATTTGCCGCGATTGTTTCCAAGAATTTCGCGCCGAATCCAGAACAGTTTTCAAAAGTGGCATTAGCCGTGTCTTGGAAAGTTACTACATCATAATAGTTACTGCCGCCACACTTTGTTTCATAATTAGCAATCCAAGTAATAGTACATGTGTCAATCACATATCCGTCGTGGATATGAACGATATTATGTTCTACGTTAGAATATCCGCGTAGTTGAGCCAGTTCTTTAATGCCTCCCAACATGATAAGCAGTTGATTATCTTCAAGACCTTCAATAGAATCGGGAACTTCTTGACCGCGAGCCTTAAACCAGTCTGCGTTCGGATAAAGAAACTGCGGATCAATCATCGCCCGCCAATCAACTCGGCCAGATGGCGTAAACTTGTAATCTACATTGTCAAAAAGACCGTATTCATTGCGGCGCAATTTTTCTGGCCCGTTCGCCCATTTGCTAGGGGTTTCAACTTGGACGGTTTCTTCGGATGATGTGGTTTCGTTACTCATTGATAAATATAGTAGAACTCAATATCACGCCAAAATTCAGGCGTGTCAATAATTTTTTGCGGGTTTTGATCTTTTTTTTGCCAGTGTGATGTTGAGGGGTATGCTTTTCCTTTTGAGAAAACAAGTTTCTTTGTCCAGAATTTAGCATCTTTGGGAATGCTGTCAACAATAGAACGGTCTGGATTATGCAATCTTTCAACTTGGTAGTCGAAAAACTTCAATCTCAGCGGCGATAAAATTTCATCGTTATCAGTGACAACCACCAATCCGCAGCCCAAGCTTTTTACGCTTTTCACATAATCAAGGTCAAAGGAGTCAACATCCCTCGCAAATAAAGTCACTTGTTTAATGTGCTGGCGAAATTCTTGGAGCAAAGCGAAATCTACTTTCTTTTTCGTAACAACATTAACATTATGGCCGCGTTGTAACCACAATTTCATACATTGCGGGTCAAAAACTTTGTCCAGTCGCATATGAATCAAGCCGCCTTTGAGAGAATCATCGTTGATTACAAAGTCGGGAATAACCTCAACCACTCGTTCGTGAAATGTATCGCCAATACGGAGCGTTTGGAAATTCAACTTTGTTCCCGCGCCCAAAAGTTCAAAGGCCGCGTTGCAGATTTTTTCGACGCCGATTTCTTTGTTGCGCTTAGGATTTTCTTGCGCCGCATAAGATGGTTTTTTAGCCGAAAAATCGGGCGATAAAGTTCTCACATTTTCTGGCGATGACCAATTTAGCGGCGACTGTTGTTCATAAATATGGCTGTATAATACAACCGCCTTACGATCATACATTGACACAATATGAGCGGGCGCTGAATCTTGGCCAATAAATAAGTCGCACTTGGAAATCACATACGCCGACTGATTCCATGTTAGGCCCGCATAATGAACATCCACGCCCTCAATATGAGGGTCTTTCGGCCCGCCAATTTGAACAAACGCATAACCCTTGAGAATCGGCTTTAACAGCGCGATGACTTCGGGCATGTAGTCGTAATGCTTCGACGGTAGCGCGTTGTCATTATGAAAAACAATATATCTCTCAAAAGGCAATGGAAAAATGTGTTCTTGGAGAACGGGTTTTTCGTTTTTTGGAATGGTGCCGAGATAGGAAGAATACGCATGAATTAGTGAACTCATACGCTATAATAACTTTATTTAAGCTGTGGTTTTATCTTTTAGCCATTCTGCCCTAAATTCATTGTCCGCGTGCTGATATGTAAAAAACTTCTGAGTTTGCCCATGAGGAAGAAGAGCAATATCAAAATACCCCTTATTTTCGCCACGCCCTTCCAAAAAGAAAATGTCGTCAAAGCATGGCGCGTAGTCCAAGACCCTATGGACGTTCGGGTGTCCCTCAATCAACGGCCTAAATTGCGGCATCGTCACAAAGTAAATGCGAAACTCGGGATAAAGTTCGGCCACTTGTTTAACGAGACTATTGACAATCAAAACGTCGCCAGCAGATTGTGGCATAACGACACACATCCGTTTGTCGTCTGTAGGATCAAGAAAGTCGGCCAAATCTTTCGGCTTGTTATCCAGCGCCGCATTGTGTTGGGCCGCTAAATTTTTGAAATGGTTGTAGGTGCCCTGATAGTCTCGGGTTTTGTTGAGGTGGTTGATCCAGAATTTTACTTCTTTGTTGCTCTTGTCCACGTTTGCATCGAGCATGTGGTTGAACAAACTCAGGACGAACTCTTCGGAGGAGAGGTTTGGGGGAGGTTGGTAGTTGGGGTTTTTTCGGGCGGGTTCAAAATCAGAGTCTTCCCATTCAACTTCTGGTTGGGCGAGAATTAATTCCTCGAACTTTTTACCCACGGCATCAACAGAGCAATAATTTATTGCCCAATTATATGCGCGGGTTTCCATTTCTTCGCGCTCTTCTGGCGACATGTCGTAAACACGGGCCATAGTTTCGGCGATTGAAGTTGGGAGAGTGGTTGCCTTTATAAATACCGTGGATGGTTCGTAATACGGCGACCAATCTAATGGTAATCCTCCACTTTCTTCTGAACAGGCATCTAAACCGCAAGAGTAAGAAGTAGTGGCAACGATTTTTGAGCACATCTTAGCTTGGAATGAACTAAATTCGTAACCGCCCGAACTTATAGGATTCAGAACAAAATCACTAATGGCATAAATTTCGCACAACTGTTCTTCTGAAACCCCATGAACGATGTTAGTCGTCTCAAAAGATTTTTCAGCGCCGCACATGGGACAATTTCTTCCCTGTCCTTCAAATGGAATAAGCTGGTATTGCCTACATGCTTTACAGTAATGAGTCATCAACACTGAATCAATCGGCAAACCATTGTTTCTCATTAACTGCGGAATATCCCAACCTTCGCCCGCACTACAATGAAGAATTAGTTTAGTTTTAACTTGAGGATTTTCCGTTGTAAAAATTCTAAATCCTTCTAGTAATTGTGGAATTTGTTTTCGTAGCTGACTTCTGCCTAAGAACATCGGTAGAAAATAATCGTCCAATCCATGTTTTTGGCGAAGTTTTTTTCTAGTATCCTTATCTATTGGATAATATTCTTCTGGGTCAATACATCCTGGGATTGTTCTTACATGAGTATATCCAAGCCTATGGTACTCTTCTTCCGCAAAAGACGCCCAAACGCATAGGTTTTTTGCCTTATGTGCCAAGTCAAGTTGATCGTCCAAAAATTTCAAACTGTCAATCGTGCAATGGTAGAACGGATTTAATTTGCGCGACCACTTTCTGTTTGGTGCGTCTCCAAATCCCCAACTGTCCTCCAGCGCTACCATTCCGTCTGGCTTTTCAAGCCTAACAACGTCATCAATTTTATACAGTCCGTAGCCTGCATTTCTGTGCGCTAACCCTCTTTGCCCCTCGTCCTGAATTGAGTTAATTTGCGCCCGCTGATTTACATCTGGATTTAGGCCATAGCACCTCCAGGGCATTTTAGCGCATTCTGGCGCATCCCAATCAATACCATTAGCAGCCTCA